ATGAGCACCTGGTACACCGCCCAGGCACTGGCCGGATTGGTTGGCATGCCCGCTTACCCCGATGGTGTGCGCAAAAAGGCCGAACGTGAAGAGTGGCAAAGCCGCAAGCGCGAGAAAGGCAAAGGGGCCGAATACCACATTGGCTCACTGCCGATTGAAACCCGCCGTTATCTGGCAGAACAAGCTGTGGCCGCACAAGGCCATGCGGCGGGTGGCAAGGCCATGGCCAAGTTGCTGGCACGCGAGGTGCCGGTCAAACCGGAGGCAGGCCGCAAATTGCTGACTTTGAGGGAGGGGGCTCGCCAGAAGGTCGATGCCAGACTGCTCATCCTGCAGGCCGCCGATATCTTCCTGGCCCCCTATCACGCCTGCCAGCAAGGGGAGGTAGGTCGCCGCGCCTTTATCGAGGCATACCGTGCTCGGACTCTCGCCCTGCCTGTCAGCGTTTATGAAAGGCAAAAGCCATTCAGTCTGATCACCTTGCGCCGCTGGCAAAGTGCGCTGGCGGATGAAGGCCCCGCAGCCCTGGCTGGCAACTATCAGCGGGAACGGCCATCAACCGTCGAGCAGAGCCCGGATCTGGCCCAGTTTCTCACCGCACTGGTCACCACCAAGCCCCATCTGGCCAACAAGTGGGGGGCGCTGCACGAACTGGCCAGCCAATACAGCGACATGAATCAGCTGGGATGGCAGATCCCCAGCCAATCCTCCTTGCGACGCTGGATGGTGAAATGGTTGGCAGAGAACAAGGTGGCCTTTACCTACACCACCAACCCGGATGCTTATAACAACAAATACCGCAGCGCGATCGAGGAGATGTACCCCTGGATGGCCCAGCCCAACGACGTCTGGGAGTTCGATAGCACTCCGGTCGATGCGATGCTGGTGGATGGTCGTCACAGCATCATCGCGGTGATTGACGTGTATACCCGTCGCGTTCGTTTGCTGGTGGCCAAGAGCTCATCGAGCGAAGGGATCTGCTTGCTGCTGCGCAAGACCCTGCTGGCCTGGGGCACGCTCAACGATAACGGCGTGATGCGCACCGATAACGGCTCTGACTATGTGAGCCAGCGGGTCATGTCCATCTGCACCCTGCTTGGCATGAACGTCAGCCGCTCCAACGCCTACTCGGGGTGGGAGAAACCCCATATCGAGCGGTTTTTCCGCACCTTGAGCCACGGCTTGATCGAGCTGTTGCCCTCCTATATCGGCCACTGCGTGGCAGACCGTCAGGTGATCGAGGCGCGCAAGAGCTTTGCCCAGCGGCTGGAGGAGAAGCGCAAACCGGATGCGCAAAAAGAGATTTACGAGCTGGCCATGACGGCCGCAGAGCTGCAAACCCTGCTCGATAACTGGCTCGATGCCCGTTACCACAACCGCAAGCACAGTGCCCTCGGGGTCAGCCCCAATGAAAAGTACCAGCTGGCCCGTTATCAGCGCCGCGCCATTCCCGATGAAGCTGCGCTGGATCTGCTGCTCAACCATATCGGCGAGGCGACCGTCTCCAAAGGCTTTATCAAGGCCGGTGGCCTCAAATACAGCGCCCCCGAACTGTTGGAGCACAACTGGAAGAGCCAGCGGGTCAGCGTCTTCCTCGATCCGTGCGATGTGGGCCGCGCCATCTTGTACCGCACCGGCGATTGGAACGAGCGGATCGAGGCCATCAACATCGACCTGCTGGGCAATGGCATCAGTCCTGATGCCTTTCGGGCGGCCAAAAAAGCCGATGCCAAGGCGTTGGCCAGCTTTCGCCGCGAGATGCGTAACCTTGCCAAAACCTTTGGCATCGACCAGCTCCATCAGGATGTGGTGCGCCATTTCGTCGATCAGGCCAAGGGTATTGAAGCGTTCAGCCGTCGCGATCTCACCCTCGATAACCCGGCATTGGCCGCGCTCACCGGGGTCTCAACGCCTGCTGAACCCGCCCGTTTCAATGCGGCAGAACTGGCCGCCATAGAAGCCAGACGAGAAGCGAAAGCGCTGCGGGCGCAAGCCACCGCAGGGCAGGAATCGAGAGCACTCAAGACCGAGTACGAGCAAGCCATCTATCTGGCAGAGCGGGAGCTGGATACCCCGCTGACAGAGCGGGAGAAGGAGTGGCTGACCCGATACCTCTACAGCCACAAGCTGATGGCAAAACGCATTAACCGCCATCTGGATGAAGTTCGGGCTACCCGCCGCACCCAGGCAAAAGGTTAGCGAGTAGCCCGACAAGGCCCAAAAACAAAGGACAAACCCACTATGAAACACAAGATCGTTGAAGTCAAAAACATGATCAAGACCGAGCAACTGCTCGACAACTTGCTCAACCGCTCCAGCATCGTGCCGGGCATTGGTCTGATCCATGGCCCCTCCGGCTTTGGCAAGACCACCGCCGTGGAATGGCTGTTCAACCAGGACGAAGTGAACGGCATCTATGTCCGCTGCTACAAGGCCGACACGGTGACCAGTCTGCTGGAGCAGATTGCCAAAGAGATCGGCATTCCCCAGCGCCACAACCTGCGCGCTCAGGTCGATAGCATCATCGAATCCGTGCGCGCCGAAGAGCTGGCCATCTTCGTGGACGAGGCCGATTACGTGGTCGGCAATGCCCGCATCATGGAGACCCTGCGCGATATCTACGATGCCACCGAACAACCCCTGATCCTGGTCGGGATGGAAGAGATTGCTCGCCGCATCAGCCAGCGCAAGCAGCTGTTTAACCGCATCTCCCAGTGGATCGAATTCAAACCGGCCGATCTCGATGATGTGTCCCTGATTGCCAGCGAAATGCTGGAGGTGGATGTGGAGATCGACGATGCACTGCTGGATCTGATCCGCAAGCGCTCCAACGGCGTGGTGCGCACTATCGTCTCGGCCCTCGACAAGATTGAAAAAATGGCGATGGCCTCAGATGCCCAGATTATCCGGCTGGAGGACGTTGACGCCAGCGAGTTGCTCCATGACGTGCGTCGCAGCCGCTAGCCGTCAGGCTACAGCCAATAAAAACAAAGCACGGGAGGGATTCCAGTGGTTGGAAAAATCAGAAATAGCAACGCAGAAGAAGCATGGCACTGGATGTGTCAGCAGGACTCTTTCGACTTGCTTGAACTGGTAGAGGGGAGCCAGCTCAAGTTGGGAAATGTCTATCTGATTGTGCGCCGTTGGCTGGCAAGTAGCCATTTGCGCTGCGTGTATCAAAAGCCGTTTGGTCGGCGGATATCGTTTCGCGGGAGTCGCTATCAGGTAATTGACCCATCTAACGTGCCGCAGTTTGGCTCAGGGAATCGCCAGACAAAGCATCGGAAAAAGCGTCGTATTCATCGAAAGACGGTGCAGCAAAAGATGTGGAACACCATGAAGATCAGCCGTTTTTTCACTCTGAGTGACCTCGCGATTACCTCTGGGGTCGATGACAGTGGCGCCAGCACTTACACCACCTTTTTGATCAGGGCTGGATATGTCCGGCTGGTGGACAAGATAGAGCGCTTCAAGGTGAAAGGGGATCAGAACCGCTACCAGTTGATCCGTGATACCGGACGTTTTGCCCCCATGGTGCGAGCAAAACAGGGGGGATGTTGGGATCAGAACGAGCAGCACTTTTATCAGTTTGATGTGAAGGAGGCACCTCATGGAAACGTGGCTTGAGGTGTTGCAGGCCGAAGTGGCGGCCAGCTCGCTGGCCCAGGTGGCCGAGAAGCTCGGGCTCTCTCGCACCACCATCAGCCAGGTCTGCAACGAAAAGTATCCCGGCGATATGGCAAGGGTACAGACCCTGGTGGAAGGGGCACTGATGGGCAACAAAGTGAGGTGCCCCATCCTGGGGGATATCCCGGCGCATCAGTGTCTCGCTCACCAACGCCGTGGCCCGAGCGAAGTGGGCAGCAGTCCGATGGATATCAAGCTCTGGAAGGCATGCCGCAGCGGTTGCCCCCATAGCCAGCTGACCGAGGCGCAGCAACTGCGCCGCCCGATGCGGTTATCGGTAGAGCAGGGCAAAGGGTCGCAGAAAATGGCTCGCTATGACGCCGAGGCAACCCTCTCCAGATTGCGCCGTCAGGCTAAAAGCGATGGCGACAATGCCAGCAGCAGCCTGCGCATTCTAAGTGAACTGCTGGCCGAAGAGCTGAAAATCATGGCCATCAAATACAACCGGCTGCTCGACAAGCAAGAAGGCAAATAAGGGTTGGCAGGGCTCTTTCGCGGTGGGCCCGGTGACGAGATCACAAGGAGAACGGGATGAAAAAGTATCTGCACAGCAATTTGCAAAAGACCGCCGAGCAACTCAGCCACTGGCTGACGGCCAAGGGATATGACGTTCGCACCAGTCGGGTTTGCCATACCCCGCTGCTGGCGGTTACCGGGCCACTGCCCAAAGAGATGCAAGCGCGCGCCGTGTTGAGCCGTGAATGTCTGGCGGGCGTGGTGCGTGAAGTTGCCCTGGTGCGCTTTGGCGGCTGCCTGCTCCACTGGCGCCAAGAATCCTGAAACCGGCAAGGGGGATGAAATGAGCAAGATCCAGCTTGAGATAGAAGACGAGGCGCTGGCGCGGGTGGTGCTGCGCCAGTTACCCAAGTTTCTCGAATTCTGCAGCGCGACCCATCAGGAGGAGCTGGCGAGCGCGACAACAGAGCAGTACAGCGCCGTGATGTGCCCTCCGGTGCCTGGCAGCAACAAGATCCATTAAGGAGAAGCCCATGCAAGAAGCACAAACCGCCAGTACCACCCCGATGCGCCAGAACGCTCAGGGGCACTGGGTACCGGAAAGCCTGATCGCCCCGGCAGACAAGCTGCGCGATGAAGTGGTGCTGGCCATTATCGCTGCTGCCCGCGAGCAGCGCGCACAGCTGGCTGCCTTCAAGATTGGCGCCATGCAACAGATCGCCGACTTTGTTGATCTCTCCGCAGAGCAGTACGGCGTGGCATGGGGCGGTACCAAGGGCAACGTGACCCTGCTCAGTTTTGATGGCCGTTACAAGCTTATTCGGGCGGTGGGGGAGCACCGCAAATTTGATGAACGGATCCAGGCCGCCAAAGCGCTGATTGACCAGTGCATCGCCCGCTGGAGCGATGGCGCTAGCAGCGAGATCCGAGCCCTGGTAGACCATGCCTTTCGGGTATCCAAGAGCGGTCATATCGACGTAAATCAGGTGCTCTCCCTGCGCCAGCTCAATATCGATGACCCGGATTGGCTGTTGGCCATGCAAGCTGCTGTCGATGCCATCCAGGTGACCGGTACCAGCCAATATCTGCGGCTCTATGAGCGTGACGCCCACGGGCGTTACATCCAGATGAGCCTGGATCTGGCCAAGTTGTGAAGGAGGAATACGCGGTGGAAATCAACGTGGAAAAAGCCGAAGAGCAACTGCTGCTCTGTGAGCAGATCACCGAAACCGAGGGCACCTGTTACCCCGACGACACCTATGAAGATGGCATCAAGGCAGCCCTGCTCTGGGTGCTGGGGCTGGGGCCTGCCCCCCTCAATGCCGAGGAGTATCAAGGGGTGACGCCACTGCAGTTCGAGTAATGGCCCGCTGCGAAACAGGGCGGCAATGCCGCCTTGTCTACCCGGTGTGGTGGCCGGGTACTGATGAGCAACCAAACGATCTGGGCCCAGGTCTTCACCGTCTTGATACAAGGAGCACGGCGATGACCAAAACAGAGATGGATATTCGGCTTACCAAGATATTCAGCAGCGCAGCCATTGCACTGGTTGCGGCTGAGAAACGGGCTGTGTGCAAACAGCTCAAGCAGTTTGATAAAGAGGCGCGCGCCCGTGGCTTTCATGCACTGGCCGGAGAAGCCTGCCAGATGCGCTGGCAACTGGTGGCCGAACTGCAGCAGGCCAAATCGGCCAGAGATGGTGGTGGGGTACACGGAACAGGGGATCGCCATGGCCATCTATAGCCCCCTGCTGGCCCCCCATATTCTGGCTCGCCGCCTGCAAAGCGGTCGGGCCTGCATCACCGAACTGGGGCTGGAGCAGCGCTGCCCCCGTTGTGGCGAGTTCTGGCCATGGGATACCGAGTTTTTCGGTGTGGCGAGCGATGCCACTCGGCTCTCCAGCTGGTGTCGGGGGTGCCTCAATGAGCACTACCAACAGCTGAGAGTGGCCGGGCAGCACCATGACAGCAAGGCAGAACGGGGAGGGGATAGGTGATGGATAAACGCAGCAGACTGATCCGGTTGGTACAGGTAGGGCGCCGTGCGTTGGCGCTCGAGGATGAGAGTTACCGCGACTTGCTGGCCAGCCACACCGGCAAGCGCAGCGCCGCCCTGTTGAGCGAACAGGAGCTGGAACAGGTGTTGGCAGCTTTCAAGGCGGCGGGCTTTATTCCCAAGCCTGCTCGCCATGCAGCCAACAGACGATTAAGTCCTGCGGCCGGTAGCCACATCAGGGTCAATGAAATTGCCAAGATCAGGGCCATCTGGTGTGAGATGGCCCGCCTTGGCATCATCAGGGATGGTTCGGAAACCGCATTAAACCACTGGGTGCAACGGATGACGGCCCGTTTAAACGGTGGGGTAGGGGTGGCCGAGGTGGGCTGGTTGGATGCGCCTCTGGCTGTCAAAGTGCTGGAGGCGCTGAAGAAGTGGTCTGCAAGATAATATATTTACCTTTAAGAAAGCCCCGCGATGCGGGGCTGCATTTTACCAAGCCTATATCACGATGTGAGGGAGCATCTTAAGCTGTGTATCCAGCTCCTGATGAATGGCTCTGTAGTCAGTCATTATCTCGGTCTCAACCAGCTTTGCTCTCTCTTTTTCTTGGCCATAAATCAAATACATCATTTCTGGCATACCATAGCGCAGCAGCGTTAAAACGAGTGGCCAGCTAATAGATAAGGGGTTGCTGGTCACTGTCACTTTGCCTGCATTGATCACACCGGCCACACCATGTGCAATCAGCAGCTGGCGACGAAGTTGCGGATGCGCTGCATTGGGAAATGCCTCGGCCAGTGTCGCTCCTGCATTGAGCTTTCTCACCATAAAGCCAAGCCGAACAATCAATTCACTGATCGCCAATGGCACTGATGCCGCAATGAAATGACGCAGGTCATATCCACTGCGATACATCTGTCTTGCAACTTCTGCGATGGTGTAGCCTTGCTTTCCTATCGTTCCGAATTGAAAGAAAGAGAGAAGGGGCATCAGGGGGGCGGGCAGGCCTGCTGATGTTGCTACATCTGATGCCAGATGACCGCCAACTTTTCTGATGGCCTCCAGGAGCCTAATAATAAAATGCTCCCCCTCCAGTAATGGCGCAGCAGTTTGTTGGACAATCACGTTGCCAAACTTATCAATGGCAGTAAATTCACCGCACAACACATCTTTGACCCCAAAAATGAAACCTAGGATGGGGTCATGTCCCAATGATTGGTAACGATGGGTGCGAGGGCCCAATCCAGCAACCGCTTCTTCCAGACCTTTGCTAGTTGAGGGATCGAAAGAGACTTTGTACAACCCCTCAAGCTCTTTGATCTTTTCTGGTGGCAGAACTTCGCCAAAAAGCTCCTTGACCTTGTTGGATAGCCATCCCCCTTCCGAAGCAGGGCTACCCAAAAACCCCGGATGTGCGGGCACCTGGACAAGAAAGATATCGATAAGCCCGGAGAGGATGCCCGCAGAAACAGCCAGTGCAACATCGTATCGATCAAGGCTGCCGAGCCAACCCAGGTGCTCACCGAGTTTCTGATGTTTTGCCAATACAGCATCAATTTCCGCTGGCGTCAGTACATCATTAAAATCGACCTCAGCAGGTATTGCTTGTTTAGCCTCTGCAAGGATTTCTTCCCATGATTTTGTCCTGACAGGGGTAATTACGTGCAAAGAGTTTGACGTGCTGGAGTCCTTTACCGGTAATGCCTTACCCAAGCGTCGGAGCAAGGCTTCACTGGAGTTGATCGCAGCATCAAGGCTATGACGCTGTTCATCATGTTCGGAGCCCAGTTGATCAAGCATTTGCTTGTGATGAACTGCAACCCTCAATCCATCGGTGAGATAATCACCCTTGTCATTGCTCATCAGGCAGCCACCTTCAAGTCACCCTCAAGGTCAATGATGATTGATTGCAGGAGTGTGTTGAGTTTGGTCAGATAGTCTGCCCTTGCTTTGTTGTCGTCTGAGGATTTGCGCAGTTCTGAAATGATGGCGTTCTGCTTTTTCATCGCTTCTTGCAGCAACATCTCTTTCTTTTCTTTCAACTTGCGTTTGTTACGTTGTGATACGAAAGCGTAAGCGCCAACACCCAGCAGCACGGCAGGTGCCGCCAGAACAGCTACACCTGCAGCCATACCGCCACCCACGAGGCCACCTGCTGCAGCCAGACCAGAGGTAATGCCAGCAGCGGAGAGACCAGTTACGCCGCCGAAATAAAGACCTGCAAACCCAATACCCGCACCGGCACCGACACCGCCAGCGGCAGCCAGCACTTCCTTGATATCATCACTGTCAGAATCAATTCGTTCCTTATCGTTTAAGGCTTTGTCCACTTCCCCGAGTACCTTTACGACCGGTGCCAAAGATTCCAGATTTTTATAGATAGCTTCCTTACTCATTACATATCTCCATATGGCTACAAAAAAACACGCAGAGAAGTAATGTATACCCAATTCATACCTGTTCAATGGCAAATTGATGACATTGTTAATTCGGTCACGGTAAGGGACTCACACATGGCAGTTGATTCCATGGTGGCTGGCTGCAGTGCAACTAATGTGCGCATAAAATGGCCTGTGTTCTAATCGGCGCACCGCTTTTTCTGTTTTGCCGGGGGAGTCATGGAACAGAATCAGGATCTCTTTGCCGATGATCACGCCTCACTGGGGCAACTGGCCGATCGCCTCGACCAGATCCCTGCCTCCGAATTGACGGCCAAATGGCCCAAAGCCCTGGCCGAATTGGTCGATGTGCTGGCCTGCGAGTTGGTCAGAGGGGGGATGGAGCCGGATCTGGCCAAGGCTCAGGCCCGCAAGTTGGCGCTGGTACAGGCCCATTACATGGGGGGCCGAGCCTACTACCTCCCTACCGGGGAACATCTCAAGGCTGCACTGCGGGACAGAGCCATCTGGGATGAGTTCAATGGGCGGAATATTGATGTGCTGGCTCGCAAGCATGGCTTGTCGGTGCCACAGACTTATGCGGTGGTGGCGGAACAGCGTCAGCTGGCTCGGCGAAGGTTTCAACCTGATTTGTTTGATCGTCAATAGCCCACAGGCTCTTTGAAGATCTTCATCAGAATCTAACTTGGTTTCGGGGCGTCTCGGCAGCATTTGCGATAACTTTTGTAGTTGTTCGAATGAGATCTATGTAGAATCCTCGCCTATTCTTAGTTGTCTTTACCCCAGAGGGTACTGTACAACAGATACAAACTAGTCTCCCAATCATCTGATCGTATAGGTCTTATGGCAGCACCACTCCCCAAAACATCAGAACTGCACACTACTTTGACAGCATACATTGATGCAGGGCAAATCATGCCTGAATGGGAAGCTGCAAAGATTAAGCGTGAGATTCGCTCTATTGAAAATCCTGTAGCATCCTTACAGCTTACAGCGCTGTGTTTTGGTGCAATGGGTAAAGAGGATGATGCGATTGAGTCCTTCAGTGTAGCGATGGAGAGATTTTACGAACCTCGTGTAGGTATCAATTTCTGTACCTATCTAAAGCGGATTGGCCGCAATACTGACTTTCTTCAACATGCATACTTGTTTGCAGAACAGTTTGAGGACCCGGATCTGGTACAAACAGCTTGGGAGTCGGCCAAAGTGATGTTTGATGATGCGAAGGTTCGCACTTTCTCACGCAAACTTCGCAAGTATTATCCCAATGAACATGGGGAAAATATCGTAACAACTTCAGAGGCCTTCATCGGTCGCTTACAAAATTTAGAAGCTGAACTCGGCGTGAAAGCGGCAGATATACATCGCTTATCAGAGGCTTGTCTTCGTATTGCTACCAAGTATAGGAAGTCTATAAATAGCTCTGGGCTTGGTGTAGGTGAAGGATTAGCTATGGTCTGTTTCGAAGTCGACCGTTGTGAGCCTGATGTTGTCTCTGATATGAATTATGATTTAGCCATGGAAGTTGCTGAGCTAGACAATTTATTAGATATTCCTGCAACAGCTTGGTTTCGTTGTGCTGCTCGGTAGAATAGGGGGAGTTAAGTGTCTGTATTGAGTAAAAACTTTCTCGATTTTGCCATTGATTCCGCCAAAAGAGCCGATGAAATTGGATACAGAAATGCTGTAGCTCGCTCATATTACGCAATCTTTCATGAAGCCCAGGAAAAAATGGTTTCGCTTCCAAATTACAGTGCACATGCACATGACGGTCTTATTCAATACCTTAAAAATCCTGCTAAAGATGAGCCTTATGATAAAGCAGTATTGCGAGGTTTGGCAGCGATGCTTCAGCAGCAGAAAGGGAAAAGAGTCATTGCCGATTACTACTTGAATCGTGATGTGAGTGAAAGTGATGCTCTTGAGAGTATCAAAACTGCTGAGCGTTTTTTCCTTAAATGCCAGGAAATGAGTGAAAAATGTGAGCGCTTAGTGAGGTGAAATTCCTCATTTTTTAAGGTTGCTTGCTAGCTGTAACCCACCATAAACCCATGCCATAGAGGCCCCTCGGTACGCTGCTGATAACGCAGTTCACCGAGGGGCCTTTATGTTATCACTCGCACTTAAAATGGCTGCTTCGTCCCGATGTGGAAGGGGGCGAAGTCAACCATCCCGCCGACCGGGTGGTCATACCAAGTACGGCATCGCCGATGCCGCCGATGGCAAGAAGGACGGCATGGCCGACCTCGATCGGGATGGGGTACCCGATATCGCTATCGGTGATCTGACTCCGGCCCATACCGAGCCCTTTTACCGCCAGAACTACTGGATGCCCGCCCGCTGTGACCTGATTGCGAGCTTAAGCCCGGCACTCTCTATCGCCGTGTTTGATGCTGCGGTGCATCACGGGCCGAAACGCGCCATCCAACAGCTGCAGCAGGTCTTGGGGGGGATGGCAGATGGTCGCCTTGGCCCGGTGTCGATTGGCAGACTCAAGCAGCAACTGGGGGCCAAGGGCGAGGGCCAGTCGTTGCTGGCGCTGATGATGCAGCGGGCCAGCTTCATGCACGGCATTGTGCGCAAAGACCCGAGCCAGTGGGCCAATGCCGATGGCTGGATCAACCGGCTGCTGCGTCTGCAGAGCTACCTCCTTTCCGACGTGGTTGGCGAGGTGGTGGCATGAGCGTGCTGACCATCAAGCAACAGAAGGCGGCGGCCGCGATCCAGGCTGCGGGCTACTTTGGCATTCCTGAGCTCAAGAACCCCCGTTACCTCGCTTGCTTCAAGGATGGGCGCAAAGCCCATCTCAAGGCCGCTCTGGCCAATCAGATCGCTGACCCGAAGGCGATCCCGCTCTATAGCCACCACCAGACCCGTCAATCCCTGTTCGAGAAAGGGTGGCGTTCGGTGACCGAACTGGATCGCCTGCGGGCCCGTGCCCGTCATTCCCAACCTCCGTTATTTCAACCCAAAAAGAAGGAAGTCCATCATGCCTGATTCCCTGTTACCTCAAGCGAAGTCTGCCTTCAAAAGCCGCACCGTGATCGGTGGTGTGATTGCCGTGGGGGCCGGTATTGCGGGCCTGTTCGGTGTGCCGGTCGATGCGGGTACCCAAGCCAGCTTGGCATCCACCCTGGTGGATCTGGCCAGTGCGGTGGGTGGCCTGCTCGCCATCTGGGGCCGCATCAAGGCGACTCATACCGTCCGTTAGTAGCCATGCGAGAGAGGTCATGTGACAGACCATATAGACCGCGCCCAGCAGGCCGATGCCGATCGGACTGGGCGCATTATCGAAGCCCACCAGAACAGGGCAAGGCCACACGGCGATGGTATCTGCTGCGATTGTGACGAAGCCATCCCGCCTACCCGTCTTGCAGCCGAGCCTGGTGCCGAGCGCTGTATTGAGTGCCAGACCCTGTATGAGCGCAAGGAGGCGACCCGTGTGGGATTTCATCGTTAAGAACTGGGGCCCGCTCTATGCGTTGGCCAGCCTGGTGGGTCTGGTGGTCATCATCTTGCTCTCCAAAACCTACGCCAAGCGCGAAGACCTCACGGCCCTGGTGCAGAGAGTCCAGCGGGTGGAGCAGGTACTGGCTGATCTGCCGAGCGAGCGTGAGCTGCACAAGCTGCAGTTGGAGATAAGCGAATTGCGGGGGGAGTTGCGGGAGGTGAAGCCGGAGCTGCGCCAAGCCCGCCGCCTTGCCGATCTGCTGTTGGAAAATGAGCTTGCCGCCGTGCAGAAGGAGAAGCCATGAGCATTCAACAAATTCTGTTATGTGGGGCCCAGCAGTGTTTTACCAGGCTGCCGTTACCAATCGCACTTAAGGAGGAGGCATGAGTATTCAAGCGATATTGGACGCCCAGCAGCGGCTGGTGATCCTGCGCTCCCTGCTGGATATCGGTGGTGCTGCCAACGAGTCAATCCTCAATGACTGCCTCGACCAGCTGGGTACCGGTCGGGTGACGCGGGATCGGGTGAAGACCCTGCTGGCCTGGCTGGAAGAGCAGGGGCTGGTACGCATCGAGCGACTGGCCACGGTGCAGGTAGCTCACCTGACCGGACGGGGGCAGGACGCGGCAGAGGGCCGGGCAACGGTACCCGGCGTCAAGAAGCCCAGGGCTGGGGATTAAGGGGAGGATTAAGCATGAGTGAGAAACCGACCCGAGGCCGTGCCAGCAAGGTATGGCTGCTGCCTGAGTCCATCCGCAATGCGCTCAACGAGATGCTGCGGGATAAGGGCAACAGTCAGGCCGCCATCCTGGATGAGATCAACGGCCTGATCGAGGAGGCTGGGTTGCCCGATGAGCTCAAGCTCTCCCGCTCCGGGTTAAGCCGTCATGCCAGCCAGGTTGAACAGGTCGGCCAGCACCTGCGGGATTTGCGCGAAACCACAGCGGCCCTGACTTCCCAACTCGGTGACAAGCCGATGGGGGAGACCACCAAGCTCATTCTGGAGCTGGGCCGCTCCCAGCTGTTCAAGGCGATGCTGGCCCAGGTGCAAAACCCGGAGGAGGCGGTGGATATCGACATGCTGAAAAACGCCATGCTGGCGGCTCAGCGGCTCGAATCCACAGCCATGCAGAGTCATAAGCGGGAGAAAGAGATCCGCCAGGCATTTGCCGAAGAGATCGCCGCCAAGACTGAAGCCATCGTAACTCAGGCGGGCTTGAGCGGTGAAGCCGCCGCCGAGATACGCCGCGAAATCCTGGGGATTGCCTGATGACCGCCATTGCTCAGACCCCTATCGCCCAACAGTTGGCCCAGACCTTGGGTACCGAATACAACCCCGACGAGGTGTTGCTGCCGTACCAACGGATCTGGATTGCCGACGATAGCCCGCTCAAGATTGCCGAGAAGAGCCGCCGTACCGGTATCACCTGGGCGGAGGCGGCCGACGCTGCCCTGACGGCCTCCAAGACCAAGACGGCCGGGGGCTGCCACCACTTCTATGTGGGCAGTAACAAGGAGATGGCCCGCGAGTTTATCGATGCAGTGGCGATGTGGGCCAAGGCGTACAACAAGGCGGCCGGTGAGATCCAGGAGGAGGTGTTCACCGACGACGAGGATAAGGCGATCCTCACCTTCGTGGTCTATTTTGCCTCTGGCTTCAAGGTGCAGGCGCTCTCCAGTAACCCCTCCAACCTGCGGGGGATGCAGGGTAATGTGACCATCGACGAGGCCGCATTCCACGAACGACTGGCCGAGGTGTTGAAGGCCGCCATGGCGCTGACCATGTGGGGCGCCAAGGTGCGGTTGATCAGTACCCATAACGGTGTCGATAACCTGTTTAACCAGCTGATAAACGACAGCCGAGCGGGCCGCAAAGAGTATTCCATTCATACCATCAGCCTGGACGATGCCTGCCGCCAGGGGCTCTATCGCCGGATCTGCCAGGTCAAGGGCGGCCTTTGGACACAGGAAGCTGAGGACGCCTGGAAGGCGGGGCTGCTCAAGGCCACCGCCACCGAAGAGGATGCCCTTGAGGAGTATTTCTGCGTACCCAAGCAGAGCAGCGGTGTCTATATCAAGCGCACCCTGATCGAGCGGGCGATGCAACCGGATATCCCTATCCTGCGCTTTACCGCCCCCAAAGACTTCGAACTACAGAGCGAGGAGACCCGTAAGGCGGTGGTGGATATCTGGTGCGAGGAGAACCTACAGCCCTGTCTGGAAGCTCTCGATCGCAGTTGCCGCCATGTGCTGGGGGAAGACTTTGCCCGCAAAGGGGACTTGTCGGTGTTCGTGCCGCTCTCCATCGCCACCTACTTGCGCAAACGGGTGCCCTTTGTGGTGGAGCTGGTCAATGCCCCTTATGAGAGCCAGCGCCAGATCCTGTTTTATTTGCTGATTGGGCTACACCGTTTCACGGCGGCGGCCTTCGATGCCACCGGCAACGGCGGCTATCTGGCGGAGGCAGCCAGACTGCGCTGGGGCGCCAGCATGATCGAGTGCGTGATGCTCAATGACCCCTGGTATCGGGAGTGGATGCCCAAGCTCAAGGCTGAGTTTGAGGATGGCAACCTGACCATCCCGCGCCATGCAGACGTGCAGGATGACTTGGGGAAAATCCAGGTCATCAACGGCATCCCCAAGATCGACAAGGGCAAGAACACCGGCCAAGGGGGCCAACAGCGCCACGGTGACTTTGCGGTGGCCTTGGCCATGGCGGTGCGGGCCAGCTGGATGGAGGGAGGCGCCATCGAGTTCACCCCACTACCAGGTAAACGTGATGACCATGGCAGCGACAACAACGATGACTATCACCGATATGAGCGAGGAGCCTGGTAATGGGCAGGATCATCGATATCAACGGCAATCCCCTGCGGCTTGAAAAGGAGTCGCAGACCGAGAACTCGGCGGCGCTTGCCCAGTTGCGCCGTCACTACAGTGAACACCCCACGGTGGGGCTCACGCCGAGCAGGGCGGCAGCCGCATTGAAGGAGGCAGAACAGGGCAACTTGATCGCCCAGTGCGAGCTGGCCGAAGACATGGAGGAGAAAGACGCCCACCTGCAGAGTGAACTCGGCAAACGTCGCCGCGCTCTGCTGGGGGTGAGCTGGACAATCGAGCCGCCTCGCAACGCCACCTCGGCGGAGAAGCGCGACAGCGAGATGATCCGCGAGCTGATAGAGGACTTTACCTGGTTTGATGATGCCATCTTTGACGCCACCGATGCGGTACTCAAGGGGTTTTGTGCCCAGGAGTTTTGCGGCTGGGAGTTGGTGGAGGGGTTGCAGCTCCCCAAGGGCATCATCTGGCGAGATCCTGCCTGGTTTCAGACCCACCCGGACGATCGCAACCAGCTGCGGCTGCGTGATAACAGCCATGAAGGGGTAGCCCTCAACCCGTTTGGCTGGCTGCTGCACAAGGCCAAGTCCAAATCGGGATATCTGGCCCGCACTGGCCTTGTCCGTACCCTGATCTGGCCGTTTCTGTTCAAGAACTACAGCGTGCGGGATCTCGCCGAGTTTCTGGAGATCTACGGCCTGCCGGTGCGGCTGGGTAAATACCCGGAAGGGGCGACTGAGAAAGAGAAGGCCACCCTGCTGCAGGCGGTGCTCTCCATCGGCCATAACGCCGGGGGCATTATCCCGCGCGGGATGGAGATTGAGTTCCAGAACGCCGCCAGCGGTCAGGCTGATCCCTTTGTGGTGATGATGGATTGGTGCGAGCGCTCCATGAGCAAGGCCATTCTTGGGGGCACCTTGACCTCGCAGGCCGACGGCAAGAGCTCGACCAATGCTCTGGGCAATGTCCATAACGAGGTGCGCCAGGAGGTACGGGATGCCGACCTCCGCCAGCTGGCCGCCACCCTGACCCGCGATCTGGTCTATCCCCTCTATGCCCTGAACGGCAAGAGTTATCAGGGGCCGCGCCGTAGCCCCCGGTTGGAGTTTGATGTGACCGAGCCGGAGGATATGCAGCAACTGGCAGGGCCGCTGCGCACTCTGGTCTCTATCGGCATGAAGATCCCGACCCAGTGGGTCTATGACAAGTTGCAGATCCCGGTGCCTACCGCTCAGGAAGAGGTATTGGCTATTCAGGATAACCGGGGGGCAACAGGGGAGGCGGAGCTCAAGGCTCGGCTGCCCCGTCAGGGTCTGGCGACCCTGGCTGCACATAAAGCAGTGCAGGGAGATAACAACGATGCCCAGTTGGCCCGGTTGCAGGCCGAGGCGGCCCCTCTGCTGGCGGGAATGACCGATGCTGTCCAGACGCTGGTGATGCAGGCCACTACCCTGGAAGAGATCCGGGATGGCTTGTTGACACTGGAACCTGAGCTCAGCCATGACGAGCTGGGGGCATTGATGGCACAAGCCATCGCCGTTAGCGAGCTGCTCGGCATGCTTGAAATGGAGGAGGGGCGCTGATGCCCGTCCGCTCTTCACCAGTCAGATATGGCTCCTTGCCCTTTGCCGAGGCGATCGCCTTCTTTCGCCAGAAGCTCGATATGCCGAGTGAACGCTGGGCCGATGTGTGGCGCGATGCCCATAACCGCGCCTTTATGGTGGCGGGGGCCACCAAGACGGATTTGCTGGCTGACCTGCGCGGGGCGGTAGACAAGGCGATCAGTGAAGGGCAATCCATCGGAGCTTTTCAGAAGGCGTTCAAGGAGATTGTGGCCCGCCATGGTTGGGAGCATACCGGCCCGGCGTCCTGGCGTTCCCGCATCATCTTCGAGACCAACCTGCGCCAGAGTTATAACGCCGGGCGTGAAGAGCAGATCCAGCGTATCAAGCACAAGCGCCCCTATGCGCTCTATCGTCATGGGGACTCCGAGCACCCCAGGGAGTTGCACCTCAAGTGGAACAACCTGGTGCTGCCGGTGGATCACCCCTGGTGGGAGACGCACAGCCCGAGCAATGGCTATGGCTGCAAGTGCAAGAAGTTCCTGCTCTCCGAGGCTGACCTCAAGCGGCGCGGTTTGGTGGTGGGCAAGGCCCCGGACGATGGCGAATATGAGTGGGTGGACAAGGCCACCGGAGAGTTACACAAGATCCCCCGAGGTATCGATCCCGGCTTTGATTATCGTCCCCAGACTCCGGTAGACCTGACCAAGGGGGTGGCCAAGCGCGAAGCAGCCAAGCCTGCGTTGGCCGAACGGCTGCCAGAGCGGATAGTTGATAGTGCTTTTTCCAGCGTTAAAGGTGTCACTGCACAGGGTTTGAGTGATCTTCTGACCAAGTTGCCAGCCCCCCAGCGCGAACCGTTGGCGGCGTTCCTCAAGGCGCATCCGGTCAAAACCCTGTTTATCAAGCAGACCGAAATGGGGAAGGGGGCGGCTGGGCTCAAGGTTGCCCCGGCTATTGCTGATTACCTGGGCAAAGATCCCTATCTGGTGCGCTCCTTTTACTATTCGCGCCGGGCCAGCAGGGTCAACGGCTTTACCGCAACCAGCTGGGATCATCTGGTTATCAAGGTAAAGGGGGGCGATACTTTGAATGCGGTGGATATGCAGGCGGTACAAGCAGCGGCTGCCGACGTGCTGACAGATGCCTACGCTAATCGCGGCCCGCGCCAATTGCTGCCAAGAGGCGCCAGTGGTGAAGCCTTGCGCCGTCACTGGAGTGTGTCGGCCAATGTAGGCGATAAACTGGGGGAATCGGCCCAGCGGATCTCGACCTGGTTGCATGAGCTCGGCCATCAGGTTCACTTCTGGGCCGGGGAGCCCAATCTCACCGGCATCGGCCTGATTACCGAATATGCCGGAACCAATGGCAAAGAGATGGCGGCCGAGGCGTTTGCCGCCTGGGTGCTGGCGAGGGAATCCATGCTGGAGCACTTTCCCGAACTGGCCAAGGGTGTGGAAGCCATGTTGGCCAAAGCTACGGCTGCCACTACCAAGGGCAGCCGCTAGCGGCCCCGGAAATCAAAACATAAAGGAGCGAGATAATGACCTTGCTGGAACAAGCCAGCGCCCTGCTGGCACAGGATGGCCCCTTTACCCTGGCGCAAGCCAAGGCGCTGGATGCCTTATGTGAGCAAGCCCGTGATGAGGAAGCTGACCTGATGGGGGATCTCTGGGAGGCCGCGATGGCTAATGCAGATGAGGAGGCGCTGCACTATATGACCACCTTTGAGGATGAGTTCTGATGGCCGGTAGCTTTATCGCCATCAGCCACCACGGGGTGGCCGATGCCTTTGATCTGCTGGCCAAGCTCTATCAGAAAACCGGTGACCTGAGCGAACCGCTGGCTGATATAGGGGAAGGGCTGCTGCTGTCTCACCGTGATCGCTGGGATGCCCAAGAGAGCCCGGAAGGGGAGCCCTGGGCCCCGCTCTCGGAGAAGTACCGTGCCCGCAAGCCCCGACATGCCGATGAGGTGCTGCGTTTGAACGATGATCTGCGCGATACCCTCGACTATCAGGTCGAGCCTCAGGCCCTCTACTTCGGTACGCCCATGGTATACGGTGCCGCCCACCAGTTCGGCCGTCCCGAGATCAACCTGCCAGAGCGCCGTGCTCTGGGGCTGTCAGAAGGGGATAAACAGAGCGTGTTGGAGACGCTGGAGGGGTACATTAGTCGATAGTGCCCGTAACGCGATATGACAGATTTCTATTGGCGCGAGGATGGATGGTCGGCCTAGTTCACAGGAGTTGACCACAGTCCGCTTTAAACAGCGTTAAACACCAGTCGTGTACTAAACCGTAACTGACTGCTGTGATTCTTCTTAGATCATTGAGAGTAGAGTGTATGGTAATAATCAACTTAAAACATGATGAGGTAATCATGTCAGTGCAATTCCATAGATTAAGATGAATGCACGCTATTGATAAAAAAGTCCATAAAGATAAGGCCACTGTACGTATATCATGGTAGGATTTGAGTCCTTTGTGGTTACATTATCGTTGGTGCGTGATGACTTTGAGTAAGAGTGATGTTCTATGTAGTATGAATTTTGGCCAAAGAGTGGCTGAAGAAGAAGCAGATCATCTGCATACATACTTTGTTGAAACAGAGGATTGGCGGAAACTGTATAGTGGTGAAGTTGATGTTATCTATGGAAGTAAAGGTGCAGGAAAAAGTGCACTATATTCTTTAATTCAACTTAAACAGGATGACCTACGTAATAGAGGTGTTTTCATTATTAGTGCTGAAAATCCAAGGGGGGCAACAGCATTTAGGGGTATCGTAACTGATGCTCCGGCTAATGAACGAGATTTTATGTTTCTTTGGAAACTTTATTTTCTTTCACTTCTTTATAAAGCATTAGAAGAAAACAATATTAGAAATGAACATTCTGAGAAGGTTCGGCAAGCACTTGAGAAAAATGGTTTAATAAAAAAAGGTACATTGGCATCTTTACTTGCAGCAGTAAAAGGTTATGTGAATAAATATTCCTCGCCAACTACTTTTGAACCGACAGTATCCTTAGATCCTTCGACGCAAATGCCAGTTTCTTTGAGTGCAAAAATTACATTTGAAGAGCCTGGGTATGTTAATGGAGAAGAACAAGATCAAAGTGTGGACTCTTTGTTTGAGCTCGTGGAATGTGCACTCAATAAAGAAAATAAAAAAGTTTGGATTTTACTGGATAGACTTGATGTTGCATTTTCAGAAAATGAAGTTCTAGAAGTGGCAGCCCTAAGGGCCCTTTTTAGGGTGTATTTAGATTTGGCTGCCATGACTAGCTTTAAAACAAAAATTTTCTTAAGAACCGATATCTGGGCTCGGATTACTGAGTCAGGTTTTAGAGAGGCAAGCCACATAACAAGGCATCTTACCATATCATGGAATAAGACATCGTTGCTTTGTTTGGTGGTTAAGAGAGCCTTGTTTAACGAGCAGGTTAAAAAACATTATTGTGTAGACGATGCCTTGCTGCGAAGTTCAATCGCGGATCAAGAGGTGTTCTTTTATCGAGTGTTTCCAAAACAAGTTGACATTGGACAAAATAAATCTAATTCATTTGATTGGATGCTTGCTCGAACCCGAGATGGTTCTAAACTAAATGCCCCTAGAGAACTTATCCATATGTTGAACTCATTGCGAGATCAGCAAATAAAACGGTATGAGCTTGGGGAGGAACCTCAGCCTGATGGGGAAAACTTGTTTGCTCGAGCAGCATTTAAGGCTGCATTGCCAGAAGTCTCCAAAGTAAGGGTTGAACAAACCTTATACGCGGAGCATGCAGATAAAAAACAATGGATTGAGGATCTACGTGAAGAAAGAACATTGCATACAGTATCTTCATTAGCATCTATATGGGATATATCAGGAGATGATGCAACAAGGCGCGTAGAAAAACTGGTTTCAATAGGTTTTTTTGAAAAAAGAGGGTCAAAACAAGCACCGGATTATTGGGTGCCATTCTTGTTTCGAGACTATTTATCTCTCATCCAAGGTGCTGCTGAAACCGATTAAACAGTTCTGTAACCCACCATAAACCCCATCCCCCTTCATGCCGCCGCACTATGGCGGCATGAACATATCCAAGACCCCATACTCAGCGCCTTTCGTGGCCATCCTCCAAGCCAACCCTGTCAGCGGGGAGCGGCTGGCGGTGCTCGATGCGCAGCTCACCCCTCAAGGCGATGGCTGGTACCAGCTGCTGCCGGTCGGCCCGTTCAAGGCCCGTGATGGTCGCCCGTTCGATGTGGCGAGTGGTCACTGGCAACTGGACGGGCAAATCGCTGCTGCCCTGATTGCCCGTGCCAAAGCCCTTGGGCAAGACATCTTGATCGATTACGACCACCAGACCCTCAAGACTGACCAGAACGGCCAGCCAGCCCCTGCGGCCGGTTGGTACAACAGTGACGAGATTGCATGGCGCGAAGGGCAGGGCCTCTTTATCAAGCCGCGCTGGACGGAGCGGGCTGCCGCATTGGTAGCAGCCAAAGAGTACCGGTTCCTTTCTGCCGTCTTTCCCTATGACGCCCAGGGCCGCCCGCTGGAACTGCGGATGACCGCCATCACCAATGACCCCGGTGTGGTGGGCATGCAGGCGCTTGCCGCTTTGAGTGCGTTACCGGCTTCAAGCCATATGTCTATCCAACCCGGCCAGCTGGCCACCTCATCCCATGTTGCACAACAGGAGAAATCCATGAACGAACACCTGATCGCGCTGCTCGGCAAACTCGGCATCCAGCCGGGTGCCGATGGCCAGTTTACCGCCGAGCAGGGGACTGCCGCTCTGGCTGCTCTGGATACTCTGCAGGCCATTGCCAAAAAGGCGCCGGAGCTGGAGGCAGCTCTCACTGCTGAGCGCACCTCGCTGGCCGCGCTCAAGGCGACCGTCTCCACAGGGCAGGGTGGCCAGATTGACCTGGCCAAGTATGTACCGGTGGAGACCTATAACGCCCTGGTGACGGAAGTCGCCACTTTGAGCGCCAAGGTTGAGACCACGGATGCCGCAACCCTGATCAAGGAAGCCCGTACCCAGGGCAAGGTGGTGGCCGCCGAAGAGGAGTATTTGACTGCCTATGCCGCCCAGAAAGGAGTGGCTGCCCTCAAGGCGTTGCTGGAGCCCCGTCCGGCGATTGCGGCACTGGCCGCCAGCCAGACCACCCAGGTGACCCTGCCCGATCGAGCGGAGAATGCGGTGCTATCGGCAGATGACAAGTATGCCGCCGATCAGCTCGGCATTTCCTATGAAGAGTTTGCCAAGGCAAAAGGCCGATAGGTTCGCTTAGCCGCGCAGCGGCGTAATCGGACAAACGCGACCGCCAGACCAACCTGTTTAACCAGAGAAGGAACACCCGTATGGCCATTGTTACTCCCGCGTTGTTGCAGGCCCTCTTCACCGGCTTCAAGAAGAACTTTGAAGACGCCAAGGGTGAAGCGCCTGCCCAGTACACCAAGATCGCTACCGTGATCAAATCGACCACCAAGTCCAACACCTATGGCTGGCTGGGCAAGTTCCCCAGTCTGCGCAAGTGGGTCGGTGATCGGGTGATCGAGTCGATGAAGGCGCACGGTTACCAGATCGTCAACGAAGACTTCGAGGCCACAGTGGCGGTCGATCGCAACGATATCGAAGATGACGAGCTGGGTATTTATGCCCCCCTGTTTCAAGAGATGGGTCTGGCGGCGGGGATCCACCCCGACGAGCTCTGCTTTGGCCTGCTGGGCGCTGGCTTCACCACGCCTTGCTATGACGGCCAGTATTTCTTCGACACCGATCACCCTGTCTATCCCAAGGCCGATGGCACCGGTACCCCTGTTCTGAGCGCCAACGTGGTGGTGGATGTCGGTTATCAGGGGGAGCCCTGGTTCCTGCTCGATACCAGCCGCGCCCTCAAGCCGGTCATCTTCCAGGATCGCAAGTCGCCGCAGCTGATTGCCATGACCAAGGTCGATGACGAGGCGGTGTTCACTCGCAAGGAGTTCCGTTACGGGGTCGATTGCCGTGATGCTGCAGGCTTTGGCTTCTGGCAACTGGCCTTTGCCAACAAGCGGGCGCTGACCCCCGACAACCTGTGGGATTCCTTCTCCAAAATGCGGGAGTTTCAAGCCGATGGCGGCCGCAAGCTTGGGGTGAAGGCGACTCTGCTGGTGGTACCGCCCTCCCTTGAGAAGCTGGCGACTCAGATGCTGGAGCGAGAGCTGGCAAACAGCAGCAGTAACGAGCTGAAAGGCAAGCTGGAGCTGGTGGTGGCTGACTACCTCTAACCCTGTGTTGTGGCTGTTTAACCCTCGGTTTAAACAGCCTCTCTATCAGATTCGACGAGGAAAACATGAGATGGAACAAGAGATGGAACTGGCTATTCGGGTCGGCATTACATCAATGGTTCGTCAGAACTATTTCCGTGCGGGCCTGCCGATTGTACCGGGCAAGTCTGAGATGGTTGTGTCGCCTGAGCAGTGCGCGACCCTGGAGAACGACCCGCGTCTGGTGGTCGTCCGGTTGGCTGAAGACGCCAGCCTTCAGACAGGTGATGCACCATCGGCGCCTGGGGATCTGGACGCAACACTGGGCGTCCTGACCGGTTCGGGCTATCTGGCCGGTGTTGCCACCCAGAATAGTGACGCCACCCAGGCGGGCAAGGTCACGCCGCTGACCGAGATGAAGGTCGATGAACTGCGCGAGCTGGCGGTGCAGATGGGTATCCCGGAGGCGGCCAAGCTCAAGAAGGCCGAACTGGTGACGGCGATCGCCGCGACCGACGTGCAATACCCGGTCAAGGATGAGCAGCCATCCGGCCAGAACGGAGAGCAGTGATATGTATGCCAGCGTCAATGACATGGTGATCCGCTTTGGCGAGGCTGAGTTGCTGCGCCTGGCCATGACGCCGACCGGCGAGCTGGACGAGGTGGCCTTGCGCCTCGCCCTGCAGGATGCAGGCGCCTTGATCGATGGCTATCTGGCGGGTCGCTATCCCTTGCCGCTGGCCCATATCCCGAGTGCTCTGGTACCTATCTGCGCCGATATCGCCCGTCACCGTCTCTATGGTGAACAGGCCCCGGAGCAGATAGCCAAGCGTAATGAGGCGGCCCTGGTCTTTCTGAAATCGGTTGGCAAGGGGGAGCTGGCGCTGGGGTTGGCATCCGATGGCGCCACCCTGGAGAGCCAGAATCTGGCTCAACTGCAGTCGGATGGGCGCGTCTTTGGCAGGAGTCAGGGGCGCGACAAGGGGGGCTTTCTATGAGCCAACCCGCCAACCCGTCTGGTGCTGAACTCGACTACCTGCAGGCGGGCGAGCGGCTGCGTGAGCTGCTGACCCCCCTCAAATCTGCGGGGCTCAAGGAGGTGTTTGTTGCCACCGATGTGGCGGCCATCGCCAATCTGGGCCAGCACAGTCCGGCGGTGCATGTGGTCTATCAGGGCGAACGTGAGAGCGAAGGTACCCAGTCAGGCCGGGCCAGCAGCTTTGATCAGCTCTGGTTGCTGGTGCTGGTGCATCGTGCCAGCCCCAAGGAGGTCAGTGCCGGAGTGTGGCTTGGCCGCATCCTGCAGGCCGTCAGCGGGCGAGCATGTGGTGACAGTACCTTTAGACGGGTCACCCCACCGGTCAAACCCAGTTACAGCGGCGGTGCAGCCTATCTGCCGCTTGCCTTTACTACCCGAGTGAAATTCAAAGGAGAGCGATGATGAGCGAAACACTGCACCTGGAAGGGGATCTCTTTATCGAGACCTTTGTGAACGGGCTCTCGGCCGGGGTGATTGGCCCCATCGATGTGGATAGCCTGGAAGTGAAACCCGACAGCCAGAAGATCTCCATTCCCAGCAAGCGCAAGGGGCAATACGGTCAGGCGCGGGAGAACTACCACATTCCCAAGCCTGCCATGGTCACCATCAAGACCACCGAGATCCCGCCCGTGCTGCTGGCCGCCGCCTTTATGGGTCTGGAGAGCCCCATCAATCAGGGGGCCGGGACGCTGACTGATCTGCAGGTCGTTCTGCCCGCCTGGCCGAAGTGGGCCCAACTGGGCAAGAGCAATATTGCTTCGACTGGCCTGACCATCAAGGAAGGGGTCACCGCGCTGGTGGTGGGTACCGATATCGAGGTCAACTATGCGCTCGGGCTGGTACGGGCGATCAAGGGGAGCTCGGTGGCAGATGGCGGCAGCCTGACGGTCAGCGGTACCTATAACGCGGTGACCGGTACCCGCATCGCGGGCAACATCCAGCCGGAGATCAAGGCGCGGCTGCTGCTCGATGGCCGCAGTATCGTCAGCGGCGAGGCCATCAAATTGACGGTGCCCCGTGCCAGCTTGGCCCCCAAGAAGGCAGTGGACTTTATGAGCGACAAGCCCATCGAGATCGAGCTGGAGGGGGAGTTGCTGGCCGTGGATGGTGAGACCGCCCCCTTCTATGTGGATAGACCAGTGACGGCGTGATGTTAGATAGTAGAACAGCGGGGAGACCCGCTGTTTTCATAAAATTAAGTTAATTAACTCAATCATCGAATAGCTGCCAAATGTCTTCGAATTGATACTCATTAATACATAGCGCACGTAATTTTTGAAAATCAAAATGCTTGTCTATAGTTTGATATCGCACGCCGCAATATCTTAAGTATGTAAGGGCGTAAGCATATTTTCTTTTCTGTAGGGTAATAACGGAAGTATCACCTCCATTTGAAACAAAAAAATCCCAGTAATTGCACAGAAGATTGAATTCAAATCCTAGTCTAGTTATATCTGGATTTGCATTTTTTCTATATTCATGCTGAAGGAATAGCTCATGCCTCTCATCTTCAGTCATCATTTCAGGATCTTTTGGAAAGACAATTTCTGATGTGAATACAATGATTTGTAGTAGGCTTAGCCGAGAGTCCTCAGTGCCTCCTATTATTGCAGTTACTTTGCTATGAAGTAGAGAGTCAATGTTTCTTGATTGCTCATTTATGTTTGCTTGGATGCTATCTATTTTTCGCTGCTTCTCAAGTATATTTAATTGTTTTGCTTGTACAGATAATGACTCTTGTTGTTGTTTTATGGTTATGAATAAACCAATGAAAGCACCTATTGATATTAATGGGCCAACTGTACCACTTAGGTAACTACCAAAATTAGCCCATGCTTGATCATTTCTAGATATACTGAACCCTGATGCTGGGCCAAAAACAATGAAATAAAAAATGAGCGGTGCACACATAAATAGTATAAACAATACCAAGATAAGCCATTTTCGAGATAGATAGTTTTTTTCCAAATTGAGCATGTACAGTCCTAACGTTTCCAAAACTCGCCATAAACCCACTCATTTTGCCATCCCTTTGCCATAGGGCATATCTGAATCTCTTAGGAATGCCCGATCTCCACCTTCTCAAGCTTGAAAGTAGGCTTTGGAGTTTGTGCTGCTGGAAAAAGTTGGTGTGTGCTATCTGGTAGGGTGAGGCTTGGCATTTAGCGTAATGCTAGCCGTTTAATCATGGCCAGTGGTTGAGATGAGGCTGAAAGGGGAAGGATGGAGTTCTCTAACCACTGCCAGTCCAGAGGCGGAGTACCCTCTTTGAACTTCTGGTACGGTACGCCATCCTTGATGGTCAGAAACAGGGTGCAAGGGGTATCGGCACGGCAGACATAGCGCACCATCACATCGCCATGAAGTGTATGCAGTAGATGTTTCAGGATCGGAAGCCCTTGTATGGTGTGGTGCCCCCCTTCATGCCAGACGCCAAATTGATGCATTCATGTTGTACCTTTGCTCAAGTGAATCTGAGTATCGATCGCTTGGGCCCACTCGCCACTGTCAGAAATGACAGGTATAGGTTTACTAAACAGTGCTGCATTGATGGAGAGGTTTCCGTGAGTGCCCGGGTTCCGTCTATTCTTAAATCTACTATTCTGAAAGCTATCTAGATCTCTCCAATCTGTAGTCTGTGGTGAAGTATCTGTTCAGTGGACTAAATATTTACGTTTGATTCAAAACGAATTCGATAAAAGTAGATTTTTTTATGCGATATTCTTCCTCAGACAAACCTTCACAAGATAGTTTTAACTCATTGTACATATTGGCTAACGAGCTATTAGTCAGTAACTTATCACGAAATGACAAAAAAAATTCAAATTCAGAACCATTAACTACGACTTGAAGTGCAACATTGTCATTTTTATTAGACTCTAACATACATAGTTCAGTGGTTCTTAATGTATCTTTTTTCTCTCTAAAATCCAAGGTCATTAGTGATTGAATAGCTTTTTCAAAGTCGCTGCTATCGACACCTACAAATATATCTAAGTCGCCTTTGGATATAGCAAGTGGAATTGATGATGCTCCGATGTGTTCAACTCTAGCGTTAGGTAGTAAGTTCTTTATTAAGTTATTATAGTGAATGTAATTATCCTCACAAATTTTTTGATATCTATCTGCACTGTAAAATTTCATATAATTCCTCAAGTTATCGTCTAACGCTAATGGATGAACCTTTTTTGAATATATTTGAGGTGTTTGTTAGGATCGCCACTTTTTATCTAGATCTTTAGCATACAATAAAATTGCGCGCTGATACTCTTTAATTTCAGCACTATTCGTCGTTGAAACTAAAAGTCTAAGTAAAAGAGACGTAGCTTCTTTGTGGCGCTCTAAATTGTATAAGCACATAGCATAGAAAGGCTGAACCTCGATAGACTCTGGATATTCGCTTATCGTTTTTTCGAAATAAACCAAAGACTCTGGATAGTTACCAAGACTGCGGTAGGTGCTTGCTAAACCAAATAATGCATCAAACCGCTCTGCTGACGAAAGAGTACCAGATAGAGATGACAGATAATGACCAATTGCTTCTTGCTCTTTACCTTCATTATCGTATGACCATGCGATTTGTAGATGAGCTTTAGCTGCATAATCCTCATCATTTAATAGTGTTTCTAACAGTGCTCTCGACTCTTGGTATTTAGCAGCTTTTCGAAAATCTATTGCTTGTTTGATAATATCTTCCATATTTCCCTCTAACTTATAACGCTTGGTTAAGTAGCCGACAACAATCACACACAAAAATGAACCATAATTATCAAGGTTCAAGGTAACTAAAAACGTTGCGTATTGACAGTACCTTTTGAGCTGGGTGATGCCTCCGATCAGTTCAAGCTGTATGATAAGAGTTTTTTGACACTTAACTCATTTATGTCGCCGATCACTGCTCATTCTCTTCTTGGCTGTTTCAATTGGGTGCATCGCCACAGTCAAGCCCCTTGCCGCTCACGTTTGTTATCGCTACCAACCAGGCTCCTTAACCTATGAGACCTGTAAACTTGCCATCAAGCGGCGAGCATGCGCTTTACTACGAGTAGCATGGATGATCTTGTGAATGTAGTGTTGCTGTGGTGGCGACAGAGGAGAGAATAGGCATCGACTATTCGGAATGGCAATTTAGATAGAGGGGCACATATCTTCTGAGGAGACCACAGGTTTTATTAGCGAAGCGTAATTAGACGTTCCAAGCCTTTCATAATATGTCTCAGTAATTCCCCATAAACCCTCTTATTTCTGCTGTCTCTTCACAATAGGGCATATCTGAATCTGATCGGAATGCCCCATGCCCACCTCTACCACCCTCAAACTAGCCCTGGAGCTGGCGGCCAAGGTCACCGGCCGGGAAGATCTGGCCGCGTTGGCGGGTGAGGTGCAGGCGCTGGGCCCGATCTCGGACGAGACGGCCGCCGAAACAGCGCAGTTGGCCGAGAGCCTTGAATCGTTAAGCCGCCAGCAGGCGCTGATCCAGCAGTTCAATGACTCAAAAGCCGCCCTGACCCAGCTCGAACTAGCGACCGTGCTCAGCCGTGACAAGCTGGAGCAGTTGCGCCGTGTGCAACAAGCAGGCAGTGGCGATGCCAAGGTGCTGGCCGAACAAGAGCGGTTGCTGGCCTCCGAGGTCAAGCAGCTGGAGCGCCAGCTGGTCGCTCAGTCCGCCAGTCATACCCGCCTGCACGCAGGGCTTAAGCAGTCCGGTCTCGACACCAAGAACCTTGCCCAGGAACAGCAGCGCCTGCAGCGTGAGCTGACCAAAAGTGTCGCCCAGACCGAACGGCTGGGACGCGAGTTTAGCCAGGGCAGTCAGCAGGTCGGTGGCTTGCAGGGGGCCATCGGCAGTCTGACTGGGCGCCTGGTGGCCATGGCCGGTACCTGGTTCGGTATCCAGACCCTCACCACCCAACTGATGGCCATGTTCCAGACTGGCGACCAGGCCGAGCGCCTCGATGTGCAGCTCAAGGCGGTGATGGGGTCGATTGCCGGTGGCAAAGAGGCGTCAGCCTGGATCCAGGACTTTGCCAAGAACACCCCCCTGCAGCTAAGTGAAGTCACCCAGGTGTTCGTGCGCCTCAAGGCATTCGGCATTGACCCCATGGCGGGTGCCATGCAGGGCATTGTCGATCAGGCGTTCAAGTTGGGCGGCGGTTTTGAAGAGGTGCAGGGCATCTCCCTGGCGCTCGGCCAAGCCTGGGCCAAGCAGAAGCTGCAGGGGGAGGAGATCCTGCAGCTGATTGAGCGGGGCGTGCCGGTCTGGCAGATGCTGGAGCAGGTGACCGGCAAGAATACTGCCGAGCTGCAGAAGCTCTCTGAGGCAGGCAAGCTGGGCCGTGAGACCATCTCTGCCCTGATGAATGAGATTGCCACCCAATCGCGCGGTGCGGCTGCCGACAACATGAGCCTGCTCTCCGGGCTTATCTCCAATGCCCAGGACAACCTCGCCAAGTTTTACCGGATGGTGGCCGAGAACGGGGCGCTGGCCTGGCTCAAAAACCAGCTGGCCAGCCTTAATGCCGAATTTGAGGCGATGGCCAGGGATGGCCGCCTGCAGGCGTGGGCCAAGCGCCTCTCCGATGGGTTTATCTCCATGGGGGAAACCCTCAAGTCGCTGATCCAGGCCCTCTATGAGTGGCGCACCGCGCTAACCGTGCTGGCCCAGGCGTGGGTCGGCCTGAAAATCGCGGGCTGGATTGGTGATCTGCGCAGCCTTTATGCCCAGTTTATTGCCATGCCTATGGCGACCGCGACAGCAGCAGGCGGCATGACGACTGCGGGCACGGCTGCAGCCGGTGCTGCCATCGGGGTCAGGGTGCTGGGTGCCGCCGTCAAGGGGTTGCTGGCCGCCGTTGCGGTCGAGTCCATCATCCAGATCACTCAGTTCGCCTCTGCCCTGCGCCAGCTGGTGCAGGCTGAGCTGGCACTCCGGGAGGCGCAAACGCTGCGCTCCGAGACTCAGGCCCGCCTCAATGGTCAGTTTGCCGCCCTGTCAACGGAGCTGGGGTTTGCCATCACCAGCATGGCGGATCTCGATCGCCTGGTCGCCGAGGGCAAGGTGCATTACGACGATGCCACCGGAAGCTGGCGACAAGGCGCCGCAGCCGTTAAAGCGTTGGGGGATGAGGCCAAGAGCACCCGTGATTATCTGGCCGAGATCAATGCGGTGGCTAAGCAAACCGCCGCCGATGGCCCAGCCAAACTGGCTGAGGCGTTTAAGGTGCTCGGCCTCGATTTCGAGCAGGCCAATGGCCGTATCGGTGCGGGCTTTCAGAAGACCATCGGCGCTCTGGATGTATTGGTGGCGCACACGGGTGCAAGTAGTGCCGCCATCGAGGAGGCGCTGGCCGCCGCCTACAACAGCGCCAAGACCACCGCCGAGATCGATGCGGTGATCGAGCGTCAGAAGCAACTGGCCGCCCAGGGCAAGATCACCGGAGATGCACTGGCCCGCTCCATGGCCATCGCCGCCGATGCCATGGCCAAGGTGAAAGGGGGGAGCGGTGATACCGCGCGGTCAGTCGCGGCCATTGGTGATGGTTTTGACGAGGCCGCCGCACGGGCCAAGGGGGCCACCGATGCGATGCGGGCGGGGCTTAAAGGGGTTCAGGATGAAGCCAAGCAGACCAATGCCAGCCTTGCCAGTAGCGGCGGGGGCGGTGGTCGAGGCGATATCACCCGCACCGTGAATGCCGGTTCTTTCTACTACAAGAGCGTGGATATCAATAGCCTGCGCGGCAATGCCGAGGGGCTGGCCAACACCCTGGCCGGGGTGGAGGAGGAGCTGGCCCGCTACAGCCAGAAGGTCAAAGACATTCCGGCCTACAGCGAGTGGAGCAAGTATTACGGTGAGAAGTTCCAGAAGGAGATGGAGGCGATGCAGGCCCGCCTCAAAGAGGAGCTCAACAAAGCGTTGGCCAAAGAGAGTGCCAAAACCAATCAGGCCGCAGCTCAGCCACCGGCTCCGGCTGTCGCGCCATCTCCCCCCGGCCCCAACTCCCCAGGGACACGCAGGCCCTTGTCCGAGCGGATCACCATCGAGCTCAAAGGGGCAGGGGGCTCGGCCGAACTGCAGGCCGATGAGGCCAATGCGAATGCCTTTATCAACATTCTTAAACAGCAAGGACTGCGGCAATGAACGTGACCTTAAACAGCGTGCTGCTGCCAGATGATCTGGTCTGGCGCGACGAGTTCGAGTGGGCGCCGGTCGAGCAGGTGGTGACCCCGACCCTGAGTGGCGCCCTGTTGGTGGAGGAGACCGCCAAGCCCGAGGGGCGGCCGCTGACCCTGAGTGGGCATTGCTCCCGCGCCAAGGTGCAGGAGCTCAAGGTGCTGGAGGCGCAGGTGGCCCGGCTGATGACGTTGACCCTGCTCGATGGCGTGGCCCGCAGCGTGGTGTGGCGCCGCCCTGGCGTGGTGGCGACCCCACTGGTCGAGATGGCCGACCCGGAAGGGGGCGACCCCTATACCCTGACCCTGAATCTCACAGAGGTAACCCCATGACCATTCTCTCTGGCGATATCGTGCTGTTGGCCAGCCAGCGCCTGGTTGATACCGATGACGGCGGTGGTCGCATCACTGGCCGCGAGATCATCAGCGGCAACCATAACAGCATGTTTCCCGATATCAGCGACATGGATCGGGCCTATGGCACCGTGAATATGCGCAAGGCGTTTCTGGCGGTGCAGACGGACGACACCGACACCTACTATGGCGCCAATGCCATGGTGCTGCTGCCACCCAGTGATCCCAGCGTCAACCTGACGCTGATGACCACCAAAGACCACAACGACACCAGAGGCAACGCCCGCAACACCCTGGAGCGCTATCAGGCCAGAGGCCCGAAGTGGCAGGGGGTGCTCTACGATACCCAGCTGGAAGGGCAGCGGGCGATCCGCATTCTGCAACGGGTAGAGGTGCGGTTGCCGGAGGTCGGGGAGGTGCTGGTGCTGGTCGGCAACGAAGGGAAGGGGAACGAGGTTGAGCAGTATGTGCGGGTTGACCGGGTAACCGCCGAGCTGCGCAAGTTCGGGGTGGCTGGCTACCAGGGCGAGTTCACCCGCAACGTGGTCACTTGCGTCATCACTGACCCGCTGCGCTACACCTTTGAAGGGGAGCAGCCCAGCCCCTATGACCAGGCAACCACCAAGACCACCCTGCGGGAAACCGTGGTGGCCGATGCCGCCAACTACTTTTCGACCACCAAGATGGTCGCGGATGCGGCGCTGGGTGCAATGCGGGTGCAGGCCAAGACCATTTTCACCCAGCTGGTACCCAGTGCCCGCAGTGAAACACCAGTGGTCGATCTGACCGCTGCCGGTGAGCTGGGCGCTCTGCTGGAATCCGGGGTGGGCAGTCCCCACACCTTCACCACCACCTCACCGGTCAGCCCCAGTCAGGGGCTGTTCCTGGGGATTGGTGCCATGCCGGGCAGCGTATCGGTCACCATCGGCGCGGCGGTGATCACCGACAAGGGCGGCGAGCTGTTCCTGGTCGGTACCGTGGTGGGGGCTATCGACTATGGGCGCGGCTTGCTGACCTTCAACAGCCAGTGCCCGAACTACGGCGCGGCCAGCAAAACCGTGAGCTTTCGCCCGGCAGTGATGCCATCGCGCATCGCTGACACGGCCCAGATCCAGATCGCCGCCAACAACCGGGGCTATGCCTACACCGCGACCCTGCTGCCTACCCCTTGCCCCGGTTCGCTGACCGTCAGCTATCTGGCCCAGGGCAAATGGTACGACCTCAAAGATAACGGGCGCGGGGAGTTGTTTGGCCAGGACAAATCCTATGGCTCTGGGCTGCTCAACTTCACCACCGGCTCTGTGGTGCTGACCCTGGGGGCTCTGCCGGATGTGAACAGCGCGATCATGTTCAGCTGGGGCACCAAGGTCTCTTACCTCAACCGCGCCAGCATGGTGCTGGATCCGGTGCAGCTGACCCATAAGCTGGCCCATGAGGGGATCACCCCCAACAGTCTGACCTTGACCTGGCAAGCCGGTAGCGCGACCAAAACCGCCATCGACAACGGGGCGGGCCAGCTGACCGGCGATGCTACCGGCACCGTCAATTATGTGACCGGCGATCTGGCCCTGCGGGTGGCGACCCTGCCAGATGGTGGTCAGGAGTACCAGGTTGTTTACCAGTACGGCGACCCTGACACCCAACGCTTTGACTACCCGGCCCGTAATCAGGACGGGACGATCACCCTGCAGCTGACCAAGCAGAACCTGACCCCCAGGATGGTATCGGTACGCTGGAATGCCCTTTATGAGGAGGTGAAGGACGACACCGAACTGGTGATCGCCCACCATGACCCGATCATCAGTGTGCGCGACAACGGTGCTGGCAAGCTGCTGGATGCGGCAGGGGTAGAGCGGGGCACCGTCAACTACACCACCGGCAAGATCACCATCAAGCCGGATGGCCAGGGCGGCATTCCGAAAACCCGCTATGAGTGGCGCACCATTGGCACCTATGGCGATGGTCACGGCAACACCATTGCCCGCCAGCGCTGGACGTTGGTGGAGATCTACTACGTGCAGGCGGCTTATCTATTCCCGGTGGACGACAGTGGTTGGGTCGAGGTGGAGTACCGCAGCAACAATGCAAGCCAAGCGGGCCAAGACACCGTGAAGGCCACCCCGTTGGTACTGGATATCACCCCGCGCAACGGCGAGGCGATCCTGGCCAACTCAGTGCGCTTTGCCCTGGGTGGGTCTGTTTATGTGGACAGGCAAGGGATCCTCTATCGCAACATCGACCCCGCCACCGGAGCCGGTGAGCAGGCCGGGACACTGGATTACGCTACCGGCAAGGCGACCGTCACGGTCTGGAACCCCGGTGCGGCGCCCGTACCTGCCCTGAGTTCGCTGGTCACCAGCCTGGTGGCCCAGACGGTGGACGAGGTGACATTCAGGACGCCGGGGGCACCCATTGCGCCATCCAGCCTCTACCTGAGCGGCAACACCGCAGACGGGCGCCGGTTCGAGGTGACCGCCAACGGCGATGGCACCATCACCAGCCAGGATGTAACCGGCAAGGTGGACTATCAGACTGGGGTGGTATCGGTACGCTTTGGCCGCCTGGTGACGGCAGCGGGCAACGAGGGTAAACCCTGGTTTGACCCCGATATGGTGGTCGATGGCAAGATCTGGCGCCCCTTGTCGGTGGTGGCTGACACCATCCGGTTTAATGCGGTGGTCTATAGCTATCTGCCGCTCGATGCGGATCTGATCAAGCTGGATCCGGTGCGCCTGCCATCCGATGGCCGGGTGCCCTTTATTCGCAAGGGGTACATCGTGGTGGTGCATTCCACCAAGCGCAGCGCCTTCCCTATGGGGGTGCAGGCCGGGCAGCAGCTCAACACCGGGCGCGAACGGCTGGCCTATTGTCGGGTAGAGGACAAGAACGGCAAGGAGCTGGCGCCGCAGCTCTACAGCGTCAACATGAACAGCGGGATGGTGACCTTGGCCAGCCCACTGAACCTGACCGGCTATGTAGAGCCGCTGACCGTGGTTCACCGGATCGAGGATATGAGCCTGGCCACCGATGTGGAAATTTCTGGCCGCATCACCCTGGCACGGCCCCTCAGTCACAACTATGAGGCAACGGATACCCTGGTCTCCAGCGCCCTCATTATCGGTGACCTGTGGGCCCGCTATGGTGCGCTGTTCGACCAACGCACCTGGACAAATAACTGGTCTGATTTTCTGATTGGCGACCCCTGCACGGCGGAATACAACGATACGGATTTCCCGATCGTGGTGACCAACCGGGCCACCCTGCAAGAGCGCTGGGCCATCATCTTCCAGACCACCACCACGTTTATTTTGGTCGGCGAGCATGTGGGCCAAATTGCGGTGGGGGACGTGAATACCGACTTTGCCCCCATCAACCCCAACAACGGCCAGCCCTATTTCAGGCTTGACCGGCGAGGGTGGGGGGCCGGTTGGGCTGCGGGCAACGTGCTGCGGTTTAACACCTATGCCGCCAATTACCCGATCTGGTTTATCCGCACCATCTTGCAGTCGGTGGCTGCGGTAGATACCGACCGTTTCGAGGCCCAGCTCAGGGGCAACGTCAACCGTTAACCGGTGAGGCGTTGCGCCTTGCCCGTGGAGAGAAAAGTGATGGCTGAATACAAGGTCAAATGGTTTGCAAGCGAGATGCAGGGCGCACCGAGTCTGGGCGATACCGCAGAGGGCGCCCTGGCGGCGCTGCTCAAGGCGGTGCTGGTCACCGGCTTTGGCACCCTGACCATCAACGCGCTGGCTTTCGATGCCGCCAAGGGGTGGGCGATGGCGACCTTTACCGGTGGGCATGCCTATCTGCAAGACTCAGTTGTCCAGGTCGAGGGGGTATCGCCTGCTGCCTACAACGGCGAGCATCGGGTGATGCAGGTCACCGCCACTCAGGTCTGGTTTGAGATTGACGGCGGCAACCCCGGTGCTGCCGGTTCTGGCGCAGCCATGACCATGAAGGTGGCGCCGCTGGGCTGGACGATCACCCATGAGAGCGGTGACGGGAAGATCTTTATCGTGCGTCCCACCAATGTCAGTGAGTCGGGCAATGTCAGCCTGCGCATCGACAATTCGGCGTTTTCGGGGTGGATGGGGCCAACCTATTTAAACTATCTGGCCAAGGTGGCGATGGTTGAGGATGTGGTGGATCTCAACAGTTACACCACTATTGGGGAGTGGCGCTGGCCTTGTACCGGGCGCTTTTCCAACCGGCGCTGGGATCTGGTGGGTGATAGCCAGCTGTTTTACTTCATGCCTGCTTATGCCGCTGGCAGCCTCCAGTTTATGTATAGCTTTGGCTATATCCGCTCGGTTCGGCCAGGCGACCGCTATCATGCCGTGATTAATCATTATCCTACCAACAATGCCAATGAAGCCGGACGAAACTGGCAAGGAGGGTCAGGAGGCAATACGTTATGGGGAAACTTTTACCCATACTTTGACAACGCCAGCCATCGGGTCATTGCCCGGCCATATCATCAGCTATTCGGTGCCACCAACTGGTTTATGAAAGGGCTGTTTGGCCGATTTGGTAACGGTTTGAACATCCCAAACGGCCCGGACAACGGTTTCTATGTAACCCAGGATCCCACCATGGTGATCGAGAGTGGTAACCACCTGCGCGGGTACTTGCCCGGTTTGGTTTGTCCATTTGCCACTATAGGGGCATGGGATAGGAAGAACTTCAAAGACCTGCCTGCCATGCCTGGCAAGCTGTTGCGCTTTGTCCGAGTTGGGTATGAGGAGAACAATTATACCTGGGGTCAGACCTGTCTGATGGGCTTTGACCTGACCGGCCCATGGAGGTAAGTCATGGCGACTTTCCTGCCGTCAAAAGGGTGGCTGATGTTATCGGCTGCCCAGACCATTACCTACGATGCCGCGCTTGATGTAACCGCGACTGGCGGGGCGGAATGGGCCGACTGGTTTGGCGAAACTGCCGATATCGGGTTGTTCCGTTATGCCTATAACAAGAGCGGTGCCGCTGATACCGGCGTATGGGGTGGGTCTATCCCGTTCAGGCCCATAGGGTATCGGTTGAAGATTGGGGCATCCAACGCCTGCTGGACTAACGACCTGTGCGATATGGATCTGGAGTTTCTGGATGCGGCGGGCAATGTGGTCGCCGCCATTCGCACCCGCACCGATGGCACCTATCGCAGCGGGCTATGGTACGGCCCAAGCCTTGCCAGCCTGACCAAAGCCACCCAGCGAGACGCATACCCGCGCACTTATGGTGAGCTGACCTTTACCCCAACCAGCCTGATTTACACCGATGATGGCGGTCAGCATCGCAACCAGTCATTTACCCTGACCTGCAATATGGCGGTGGTAACGACCCTGCGCTTTAGCAATATGCGCTCCTACGAGACCTATACAGGTGGCAACGGTTGCCGTGCTGAAACCTATTTGCGCATTGCAGGCGGGCCACCTGGGTTTAATGGGGACTTTGCGGCGCTAACGGCAGAGCAGTACACCGCATTGCAGCCGGATTTGGTATTGCCAGCCGGTGCGGCTGTTGAACATCAATCCGGGGTCGGGTTGGTAGCTTCTGGCACTGCACCATCCTACGTCTTGGCGCGCGGTATCCTGCCTGGTCAGACTGGGGTGCTGTTTGATGCGGCTGGCGCTGTGGTTGCAAAACTTGCCTACCTCAATGGTATGGCGGTGCTGACGGTCGGCGGTGTGACCACTCAAGGGCCAGCTGATGCACCCTATCTCGGCTTGGCCGCTATCAATGGGCAGGTGTTTGGCTACTACCAGACCAAGGTGTTTGCCCGCTCAACGCAATTCATTGCCTCAACGCAATACAAGATATGGATAGAGCTGCAACCGGGAGACCGCCTGGCACGGATTGGGACTGAATTTGTCCCGCTCCAGGTCGAGTTTACCTATGTGCTGTTCACCACCCCGATGACAGTCACCGTGGCCAACCAGGAGACCCGCGCCCAGTTCCTGCCGCAAGATGTGGCGTGGCAAGGGAAACCGCCGTTTTATCCTGGCCCGTTGAGTATCCAGCAGATGAGCCAGCGAGTGATCTGCAAGGGGCGAGATAACTTCTGGATCCGCGATGGGGTGCGCAACGTGGAGCAGGGGTTTATTGAAAGTACGGTGACCATCAGCGGGATGGGAGTGCGGCGCCGGGTACTTTGCTTTACCCAGGATGGCGAGCTGGTTGGCGAGACCTACAGCCGCGCATCGGATGGGGTCTATCGGTTCGATCTGCTGTGGCTGAATCGCCGTTATATGGTGGTTGCCCAGGATGACCCGGCATATGGCCCCGCTGACTATAACGCCGTAGCCGCCGACTATCAGGCGCCAAAACCCTATCCGCCTGGCGGTGGTGTGGCGCCCGAGCCGTTCCCCATGATTGCCCCGCTCAAGAGGAAATAACCATGATCTCCTATGCCGAAGGGCTGCGCACCAGTCGCGCCCAGCTATTGGCCACGGCCATTGATACGGGCACCGGGGCCAGTGCCAAGCTGACCATCTACACCGGCACCAAACCGGCACCTGGGGCGGCCACGACTGACCAGCTGGCTCTGGTGGTGCTGACGTTCAGCCACCCTTGCGCCAAGACGATCAGCGGCGGGGTGCTGACCCTGAAACCCCTGGCCGAGCAAATGGCCACCGCCAGCGGCGCACCCACCTGGGGGCGCATTGTTGACCGGGATGGGGCCTTTGTGGCGGATCTCGATGTAGGGGTGCCGGGCAGCGGCGCAGAGCTGGAGCTGCCAGCAGCGGAGTTTTTTGCCGGTGCGCTGATCCGCATTAATACCGCCACCATCACTGAACCGTAACCAGGGGGCCATATGGCCAGAAAGGATGCCAGCCTAGCGCTGCGTAAGGCTCGCAGCATCAACGGCCAGCTGGAGCTGAACCAGTCAGAAGTGGTGCGTCTGGTCGGCATCCTGAATAGTACCAACTTGCCGCCGCGCCTGAGTGCATCACCGGGGCTGGTGCTGGCATCGGTATTGGCTGGCGCTCCGCATCGATCCAGCGCTCTGCTGGGCGGCTCAGTGGTGCTTGATGCGGTGCTGGCCAGTCATACCCATAGCCGGGGTGAGCTGGTTGGAGCGTTCGTCATTGAATGCACCATGGCCAGCACATCCAGAGCCCCGTTGCCGGTGATCGCCGGGGCGTATGACCAGAACGTATTCCGGGGCCCTGCCAGTGCAATGGGGGATGTTTGGGATCGGGCTGATCGCCATTCCCAGGCACTCAGTAGCGAATGGCAGAAGGCAGGCACCGAGCGGGCAACCAGCCGCTCCCTGTGGCAACAGGCCGCCGCGCATCAGCAGCAGGTGGCAGAGCTGGGCGAGCAGATGCCCCAGACGTTCATGGCCAATCAACAGCGCTTTGCCGAGGGGCTGCCGGTCAGCCAGCAGAGCCGCCAGGGCTATGACAGCCTGGCCGCTGGTCATGTGGCGAATCAATCCCTATGGGTTGAGGCGGCGCCGGTCAGCAGCTGGCGCCTGGTCGGGTTCACCAACCCGCCGCGCTTTGACAAGGTTTGGCTGGCTGACCAGTGGCAAGAGGGCATCCCCATCGGTAAAGGGGTGGCCGCTCAAGCCTGGCACCACGGCCAGCCGCTGATAGAGGGCTGGCGTGATGGTTGGGATGAGGCCATGTTGCCACCCAAGGGCAAAACGCCGCCACCAGAACCACCCAAACCACCGATTCGCCCCGATAAGCGGGTGCTGCGGCTGGCGTTCGGGCGCAAGCGCGACACGGCAGAGCTGGAGTTCGTCTGGCAGGGCAGTGATGCGGCAATCGTCATTCCAACCCGGAGGGTTTATCTGGTGAGCAATACAGCAAAAATCGTGCGGGTACGCGATGGGCTCGATCTCCCGGCCACTGCGGTAAGTATCGAGCTCGATACCGACTCCTGGGCATGGCAGTTCAGTGCTCAAATCCCCTGTATTGCGGCGGCTGCCTTGACCGATGAGGAAGAGGTCAGCATTCATATCAACGGTCAGCAATGGGACTGCGTGTGCGATGGTTGGCAATCGAGCCAGAGCTTTGGCCGCGAGTCGGCAACGCTGACCGGCCGCTCGCGTACCGCTTACTTGTCGCCGACCCATGTATTGGCGCAGGCGGTAAGCGAGCCTGCTGCCGCGACCATGGCCCAGCTGGCGGCCGCCGTATTGCCGGTGGGGTGGACGCTGGATTGGCAAGCGGCTGACTGGTTGGTGCCTGCCGGGTTCTTTAGCCTGGACAACCAGACCCCGATCGAGGTGGTCAGGTACCTGGCCGAGGCGGCAGGTGGTTTTGTGCTGCCACACCAACACAACCGTCATTTGGTCATCAAGCCACGTTATCCCACCGTGCCGTGGCAGCTCGATACTGCTGTGGCTGATGTGGCGATCCCCCGCGCCATCATTACCATCCTGGGCAGTGACTTCCAGCCGGGTCATGCCGCTAACGGGATCTGGGTCAACGGTGGCCATCAGGGCATCAGTGCGCGGGTGGTACGCCAGGGGACGGCTGGCGAGCAACAAGCGCCGACCATCACCCATCCGTTGGTGTGTGATGTGACGGCAGCCCGTGCCCAGGGTGTGGTGGGGCTGGCCAAGACCATGCCCAAACGTACTCAGACCATCGAACTGCCGTTGTCAGCTGATACCGGCTTGATCCTGCCGGGGGCGTTGCTCGCCGTGGACGGTTGGAAGGGTTACAACCGGGGCGTCAGGGTCTCTGCTGCGCTGCAGAGCCGGGCCATGACGGTGCGCCAGCAACTGAGTGTGGAGCGATTTGTATGAACCTGTTTAAGCGATTCTTGGAGCTGGTACCGGGCGCAGATCCCTTGTTGGTTGGTACCGTGACCGCAGTAGGTACCACGACCACCACTCTCAATACGTTGGCGGGCGGGGTGGTCACAGTTCGGGGCACCGGTGTAGCCATTGGCAAGAAGGCGTTTTACAGGGGAGGGGAGCTGGCAGGAGAGGCGCCGGATTTACCAACCTATGAGATAGAGGTTTAA